CAGAGTATTACAAACTGATATTTTAAAATTAGATACAATGATACGAACACGATATGGATTAGATGCGGATGAAGAACGTATATCCAGAGCTGATGAACCAAATAGGAAAAAAAGAGGAAAATAATAATTAAATAATTCTATATTAGAGGAGTAAATGATATGAATGAAAAAGTAAAAAAAGAAGAACAAGTTAAAGAAGAAAAAACTGAGATTGAAACACCACAACCAGTTCCTTTGGCAAAACCAAATATTGACCCAGAAGTAACAAAAGAACAATTACAAAATCAGTTGAATTATGCTCAAAAACTTATTAATGTTCTTCAAAATAAAGTAAATGAACTAAATGGAAAGATGGTTCAAATAGAGGCCCAGTTAATGCTTGCAAACGAAGATAGAGAAAATATTTTAAAGCAAGTATGGGAATTACTCCACAATAATAAAAGGAAAATAGTATGGCTAGTGTAACATCAAGGCAAGGACTTATAGACTATTGTTTGCGTAGATTGGGACAGCCTGTAATTGAAATAAACATTGATGATGACCAATTGGATGAAAGAGTTGATGATGCTTTAGAATACTTTCAAGAATATCATTTTGATGGTGTAGAAAAGGTTTTTCTAAAACATAAAATTACTCAAATTGATATAGACAATGAATATATTCCGATGGGTGATCCAGCATCACCTGATGGAGGTCCTGTTATTAGTGTTGTTAGAGTTTTACCTATTCCTAGTTTTGACTCTTTTCAAAGTGGTTTTTTTAATGAAGAATATCAATTGCGTTTAAATGACTTGAATAATTTTTCTGGTTCATCTATGATACAATGGAGTATGTCTTTAAGAAATTTCTCAGAGATTGAACAACTATTTTCTATTACTCCACAAATGATGTTTAACAGAAAACAAAACAGAGTTTATTTAGAAGCTGATTGGTCTGAAAAATTTAATGTGGATGATTATTTAATTATTGAAGCATATCGTGCTTTAGACCCTGCTGTTTATCCAGAAGTTTGGAATGATATGTTTCTTAAAAAATATACAACTGCTTTAATTAAAAGACAATGGGGTGAAAATCTTAAAAAATATCAGGGTGTAGTTTTACCTGGTGGTATTACATTAGACGGAAAAACTATCTACGATGAAGCTGTAGAAGAAATAAGACAGATAGAAGAGGAAATCAGTCTTAAATATGAACTTCCAGCAGATGGATATGTAGGTTAATATGCCAACTAATCAATATTTTAATTAAAAATTTTAATTCATTTCCTCAACAAGAATTACTCAATGATTTAACAAAAGAAGTAATTCAAATAAATGGAATTGATGTTTTATATCTTGAAAGAATGACTGTTAAAAGAGATAATATTCTTGATGAAGATGCTTTGTCTAAATTTACTAGAACAAGAGAAGTTGAAATGTATATCAATACACCAGAAGGTTTTGGTGGTGCTGGTGATGTAGTTTCAAAATTTGGTCTTGATGTTCAAGATGAACTAATCTTAATTGTTAATAAAGAAAGATTTGTTGAAGAAGTATTTAGTGGAGCTCCAAGAGAAGGTGATTTAATTTATTTTCCTTTAGGTAAAGGTTTATATGAGGTTAAATTTGTTGAGCACGAAAAACCATTTTATTCATTAGGAAAAAATACAGTTTATGAAATTACTTGTGAACTGTTTAGATACTCAAATCAAATATTTGATATACCACCTATTGAACAAGGTGAAATATTTGATAAAATAGAAAGAGAAAATTCACCGTCAATAGAATTAACAATGTCTGGTTCAGAATCATATAAAGCAAGTGAAGTTGTTTTTCAAGGTTCATCAATGGCTACATCTGTTGTAACTGCAAAGGTTGCTAGTCAAGAAGGAAATAAATTAAACGTATATCGTGTCTCTGGTAATTTTGCAACTGGCACAGATGTTGTTGGTGCAACATCCAATACTTCACTAAATTTAGTTTCTATTGATGACCAAGTTAGTGCTTCAACGGGCTATGATGATAATAAAATATTTGAAACAGACGGAGATAGTATTTTAGACTTTAGTGAAATTGACCCATGGAGTGAGGGAGACTTATAATGTTTGGAAGATATTTTTACCATAAAAATATTAGAAATATTGTTATATTATTTGGAACAATATTTAATGATATAAAAATAAAAAGAATATTAGCAAATGGTAAGGTACAGAATGAATTCAAAGTACCTATTTCATATGGCCCTTCACAAAAGTATCTATCAAAATTAGAACAGGGTCCGATTGACGAAGAAAAAGAAACTATAGGAATAACACTTCCACGATTATCATTTGAAATAGTAACAATGAATTATGACCCAACTAGAAAGTTACAGACGACACAAAAAATAAGAGAAGTTAAACCATTAGGAACTATTGATAGTATTGAAGTCGTTACTCCAGGTGCCGGTTATACAACAGCACCAACAGTTACTATTGAAGCTCCTGAGAATGGTAATACTGCATTAGCTACTGCTGTTCTGGGTGATGGTACAAAAGTTGATACAGATAAAATAGAAAAAATTAATATTGATAGTGAAGGTTCAGGTTATAATTTTGTACCAAATGTTACAATAACAAAAGTTGGTAGTGATAATCCAACTAATGCAACAGCAAGAGCTAATGTTGATTCAAGTACAAGCACATTAAGTACTACTTATACACCAGTACCATATAACTTTGATATTGATTTAGCTATTATGGTTAAAAATAGTGATGATGGAGCACAAATTTTAGAACAAATTTTACCTTATTTTACACCAGAATTTCATGTTACATTAAAAGAAATGAAAGAACTGGGTATTAAAAGAGATATTCCAATTATATTTAATAGTATGTCAACAGATGATGATTATGAAGGTGATTTTCTTACTAGAAGGTCATTGACACATACTTTATCTTTTACAGTACAAGGATATTTGTATGGCCCATCAGAAGACCAAGGAATTATTAGAGAAGTAGATGTAAATGCTGGAGGAACATTTGATGATAAAGATGTCAATATTAATATTGTTCCTAAAGATAGTAATGCAGAACCCGATGATGCACCAGTAGAAGTTACAACAACAATAACTGATTTATAAGGAGATATATAGGAGAATAATACTATGGCACAATGGAGAGTAGACCAACAATCATATAGACCGCCAGATACTACTAATTTTGAAGTAGTAATGATTGCTGATGAGGATGGTAATATTTCTAATAGTTTCGGTGCTGCAGCTAATATTCCGATCGCTGCTGGAGAACTTTCGGGTTACTCACATATTAACAAATTTGGATTTTCAACCAACATAGGTTTCGGTGGTGGTTATCATACAATTTGGAATGCTGGTGGAATTTACCAATATCCATCAAGTGCAACTATCGCAACAGTTACTAGTGATGACCCATTGGATAATGGTGCTGTTATTACTGTAACAGGTTTAGATGAGAATTATCTCCCTGTAACAGAAGATATTACAATAGGTGGTGCAGCTGGAACACAGTTATTTCTTAGAGTTTATCGTGCATTAGTAAAAACAGCAGGAGCAGGACAAACCACTAATGTTGGAAAAATATCTATAACAGTTGATAGTTTACCAGCAGCTGAAATATTAGAAGGAAACGGACATTGATGGCAGTTTACACAGTACCAGCAGGAAAAACTGGTTACTTGATGAAACTCCAAGCATCACCTGATAAAAATACAGATGTATTATTTAAATTAGTTATTAGAGAATTTGGTGGTGCTTTTTTGACTAAAGGAGTATTTGGAACTTTTGGTATTCCAGTTACATATGATTATCCTGTTCCTCTTAGATTTCCTGAGAGAACAGATATTGAAATACAAGGAAAAGCAGGAAACACTTGTGGTGCTGGTGCGTTGTTTGATGTTATATTAGTTGATAATTCTTAATGAGATTTTATGAAAAAAGAAACAGTAAAAAAACTGAATGATATATTAGATATTGCAGATGATATTATTGATATTGAAGAACCTAAAGAAATACAGAAAGCACCAGCAGTAGAAATAGAAACTACTGATTTAACTAGTGACTATGATTTCTCAAGGGATCAATATCATAACATTATCCAAAAAGGTAATGAAGCATTAGAAAATTTATTAGATATTGCTAAAGAGGGTGAACAACCTAGAGCATTTGAGGTTGCAACCCAACTTATGAATTCTTTAGCTGCAACAACTAAAGAACTTTTGATATTACAAAAAACCAAGAAAGAAGTTGAAGGAACAAATAAACCCACAAAGAATGAAAATAACCTTTTCATTGGAAGCACTTCCGAACTTCAAAAACTTCTTGAGTTAAAAAAGAAAAAATAGTATGGCAGATGATACCTATTTAGGAAATAACCTTCTAAAAGGTTTAGGTGTAAAACATAAATTTACTAAAGAAGAAATTGAGGAATACATCAAGTGTCACGATGACCCAATTTATTTTTTAGAAAATTATGTGAAGATTGTACACGTTGACGAAGGACTTGTTCCTTTCAAAATGTATGATTTTCAAAAAAACCTAGTTAATACTATAACTGAAAACAGAAATGTTATTGTAAAGACAGGTCGGCAGGTTGGGAAATGCCAAATTTATGAGTCATTAATAACAATTAGAAACAAAAAAACAGGTGAAATAAAAAAAATTAAAATTGGTGACTTCTATAATGAAGTTAAAGGTTCTTGATCTTATAAATAACGGTACAGGGGAAGATAGCAGTCTTCCCCAATACCTAAACACAATAACCTAGTAAGGAGATTATCATGTCTAAAACTATTTATACTGCCTCAAGAACCACTAAAAACCATAGATTTTGCAAGTATTGTGATGCTTCCTTAGAAAATCACCATTTTAATGCTCAATTTTGTTCCAAAGAGCATAGAAAACTTTTATTACAAAACGAAACAGTAGAAAATTCTATTAGAAATTCCACACCCGATATGGTGGAGTGCAAAATCTGTGGACTAAGGGCACATAATCTGAATAGCCATATTTCATCTATCCATAAAATAAATGTCGTAGAATATAAAAAAATACATAATGATGCTCCTTTGCAGTCAAAAAAATATACTGAAGCTGCATCAGAAAGAATCAGAGGTAAAAAAAATCCAGCATGGCAACACGGCGGAAAATATTCACCGTATTCGGAAAAATTCATAAAATATACTGATGGTTCTGTTGAATATTCTATTGAAGATATTTATGAAAAAATTAGAAATGCCAAAAAGGATAATCCGCAAAATGATACTACTAAAATTGAGTATTATTTAAAACAAGGTTTAAGTCACGATGAAGCAGTAGAAGCACTAGCAACAAGACAAACTACATTTTCAAAAAAGGTGTGTATTGAGAAATATGGTAAAAAAGAAGGATTAAAACGATGGAAAGAACGTCAAGAAAAATGGCAAGGAACGCTGACCAAGAAATCAAAGTCAGAAATAGATATCATAAATCAAAAAAAATCCACTGGCCGAATGTGTCAACTTTTTTCCAGCAATCCAGAAGTTAAAAATGTTCCAGCGATATTATATTATATAAGATTCTATGACGATGATTTTGAATTCTGGAAAATTGGCATTACGAGCCAAACCATCAAAAAAAGATTTGCAAAATATAAATTAAAATACGAAATAATTTTTGAAGATAATACTATGAATTTTTATGATGCGTGGAAAAAAGAACAAGAGTTTTTAA